GGAAACATAAAAATGTCAAATGAACAGATAACACAAGAAACTGTGCCTGTAGATCAAGCGACTACAGAAACACAACCACAAGCAACTCAAGCAACTGTTGCCAAAGCAGATACACCTGCACCGCAACCAACTGAATCAAATTGGAAAGATTCTATTAGCGAAGAATATAGAAAAGATCCAAATATTGAAAAATTTACAGAAGCAGATGCTTTAGCTAAATCTTATATCAATGCAGTTAAAATGATTGGTCAAGATAAAATAGCTGTGCCTAATAAAAATTCTACAGAAGAAGCATGGGAAGAAGCCTATGCAAAACTTGGTAGACCCGAAACACCGGACCAATATAATTTAGATATTAAATCTGATGTAGTTCAAATGGATGATAGCGCAATCAAATCTTTTGCCGAACAATCTCATAAGCTAGGTTTAAATAATAAACAGGCTGAAGGTATCTTAGAATTTTATAAAAATAATATGGAAGGCATTGCACAACAATCAAAGATAGATACTGAAACTGCACAAGCTCAAGCAGAGCAAGAGCTAAGACAAGAATGGGGTAGAGACTTTGATGCAAAAGTAAAACAAGCTGGTGCGATTGCTAAAGCAAATATTAATCCAGAAATATTAGATATGACTTTATCAAATGGTACTAGACTTGGTGATCATCCAGAAATAATCAAAGGCTTTGCAAAGATAGCAAGTATGATGTCAGAGGATAAAATGGTTACAACTGAAAGCGAAAGTGTTGATTCAGTTTCAGATATTGAAACAGAAATATCATCTATTACTAATGATATGAATGGTCCATACTGGAACAAGTCTCATCCAGATCACGACAAAGTTGTTCAACAAGTTTATACTTTGAGAGAGATGCTGACCAATGGAAAATAATCATTTAAACAATGAAGAACTTAAACTAGAAATATTAAGGATCGTAAAAGAGAATGGTACAGAGTTTCAAAAAAATGATCCCTTGCCAATCTGCGAAAATTATTATAAATGGATTAAAAGTAAGACAATTCCTAAAAAGAACCTTACTGGCAAGAAGGGATAGACTTCTAGTCTAAAAGACTTTAAATCCAAGAGATGCCTACGCAGGTGGATAACTTCTCTGATTGTTTAATATAAATCACAACAATGGGAGACTAATATGTCATCACAAATAACTACAGCATTTGTACAGCAGTATTCTGCTAACATTCAAATGCTATCTCAACAAATGGGATCGTTATTAAGAGACAAAGTACGTCTGGAATCTGTTGTCGGAAAAAATGCTTTCTTCGATCAAGTAGGAAGTGTAACTGCTGTTTTAAAAACTAGCAGACATTCTGACACTCCACAAATCGATACTCCACATGCAAGACGAAGAGTATCTCTTGCGGATTACGAATTTGCGGATTTAATAGATTCACAAGATAAAGTACGTCTTTTAATAGACCCAACTTCATCTTACGCTCAAGCTGCTGCTATGGCAATGGGTAGAGCTATGGATGACGTGGTAATCAGTGCCGCTACAGGAACTGCATTTACTGGTGAAACAGGTTCGACTTCAACTGTACTACCTTCTACACAGAAGATTACAGAAAGTGGAACTGATGGTTTAACTATTGCGAAGTTAAGAACTGCAAAAGAAAAGTTCGACTTAGCAAGTGTGGATCCATCAATCGCTAGATTTATCGTGGTATCACCTAGACAAATCACTGATCTATTAGGAACAACTGAAGTAACAAGTTCAGATTTCAACACTGTTAAAGCATTAGCAAATGGTGAAATCAACTCGTTCTTAGGTTTTAACTTTATAGTATCTAACAGACTATCTATTGCATCTTCTAAAAGATCATGTATCGCGTTTGCACAAGATGGTATTACATTAGCAGTTGGTAAAGATGTTTCAGCTAGAATTGACGAAAGAGCTGACAAATCTTATGCTACTCAAGTGTACTACTGCATGAGCATTGGCGCTACTAGAATGGAAGAAGAAAAAGTAGTAGAAGTTCAAGCACACGAAGCGTAATAAAGGAGGATAAAATATTATGGCAAATTCAATTCAACAAGCGAAAATTGCTGCTACTCCTTCTGAAAAAGTAAAGACTAACGAACTCGCAGGTAGAGTTAGAGTAGCCTTTGCTCAATACGAAGCGAGTGCAGAACAATCAACAATACACATGTTTAGCATACCAAATGGTGCGAGACTTTTATCGGGGTCAGTAGCGTATGATGCTTTAGGATCATCTACTACTATCTCTGTAGGTTACGCAGCACACACTAAGTCAGATGGAACAACTGAAGCAGCAGATGTAGATCAATACAAAGCTGCAGCAGCTTCAACTTCTGCACAAAGTGTTGCGGTATTAGACACTATTGCATTAGACAAAAATGCAATAACAGATGCTGACAAAGATGGTGTTCCAGTTACAGTTACATTAGCAGGTGCTAATGGTACTGGTACTATTCAGTTGCAAATGTTATATGTAATTGACTAATAAATACTTTAGATGGGGGAGCAATCCCCCATCTTGTTATGAAACAAATAAAAGATTTAAAAACTGTATTACATTTTAAAAAAAATAATTATGTATACAGATATGTTTTGGTAGACAGATTCAAACATGGTCCTAAGTATCATTATGGATTTGATACAAAAGAAGAGAAAACAGAAGAAGAAATATTTGCGTTAGAAAAAGATAGACAAATAAGACGCAAGTATATTATAAGGAAGTAGTATGGCATCAACAGTAGACATTTGTAATGGAGCATTAAATCAACTTGGTGCAACAACTATTTTATCACTTACAGAAGATTCTAAAAATGCTAGACTTTGCAACTCAAGATATACTCAAGTAAGAGATGCAGTATTTAGATCACATCCTTGGAACTGTTTACAGCAAAGAGTAGAGTTAGCACAATCTACTATAACTCCTGCATGGGGTTACAGTTTTAAATATGATCTACCCGGTGATTGTTTAAGATTACTTAGAATATTAGATTATGATTCAGATCATAAAGTAGAAGGTAGATCAATATTATCTAACAACTCTTCAATGAAAATATTATACATCTCAAGAGTTACAGATCCAAATCAATATGATGAAAATTTAAGAGAAACATTATCAGCAGCACTAGCTGCAGATATAGCTTATGCTATTACATCTAACAATACCACACAACAAAACATGATTGCTCTTTACCAAGAAAAATTAAAAGATGCTAGGTTTGTAGATTCAACAGAAGGATATAATACTACTCAAGAAAATGGAATGGCAGATGTTATAGATGCTGGTACATTTATAAACGCAAGGTTCTAATACATGGCTAGAGTAGCTGCACAACTTTCAAATTTTACAGCGGGTGAATTATCACCAAGATTAGATGGTAGAAATGATTTAGCAAAATATTCTGCAGGTTGCGCAACTGTAGAGAATATGGTTATCTATCCACATGGTGCTGCAGCTCGTAGACCCGGCACAACTTTTATTGCTGAAGTAAAATCAAGTTCTGCTAAAACAAGATTAATACCTTTTGAATTTTCAACTACACAAACTTATATTTTAGAATTAGGTAATCAGTACATGAGATTCTATAGAGATAATGGTCAAATATTATCTGGTGGATCTCCTTTTGAAATATCTACACCATATCTTACTGCAGAACTTTTTGATATTAAGTTTGCACAATCTGCTGACGTGATGTACATCACACATCCTAATCATCAAACTAGAAAGCTATCAAGAACAGGTCATACCTCTTGGACATTAACAGCAGTAGATTTTACTAATGGTCCATACTTAGATACCAACACATCAACTACAACAATTACAGCTTCAGCACATACAGTTGGAACTGGTAGAACTTTTACTGCTAGTGCTAATACATTTGCATCAACAGATGTTGGAAGATTAATTAGATTTAGAGATGGTTATGCAAAGGTAACAGGATTTACAAGTGCCACAGTAGTTACTGTAGAAATATTAAAAGATACAGGATCAACCAGTGCTTCAACTGATTGGTCGTTAGGTGCGTTTTCAGATACTACTGGTCATCCTTCTTGCGTATCATTCTTTGAACAACGATTGGTTTTTGCCGCAACTTTATCACAACCACAAACAGTATTCTTTTCTAAATCTGGTGATTACGAAAATATGGATGCAAACATTGGTGGCACTGTAGCAGATGATGATGCAATCATTTATACAATCGCATCTAACCAAGTTAATGCAATAAGATTTATGTCAGCTAGTAGAACTTTAATTATTGGTACTGCAGGTGGTGAATTTACAGTTAGTGGAGGTGGAGATAATGATGCCATAACACCTACAAATATTATGATTAAAAAACAATCTAACCATGGTGCTGCAAACATAGATGCTGTTTCAGTTGCTAATGCTACTTTATTTGTACAAAGAGCTAAAAGAAAAATTAGAGAACTTGCTTACAACTTTGATGTAGATGGTTATACAGCTCCAGATTTAACTATACTTGCCGAACACGTTACTGAAGGTGGTATAATAGAAATGGCATATCAAGAAGAACC